AACACGAATAATGCCGCCAAGCACGCTAAGGTCTTGGTATTCCAAGGTTCCTTCAGCATTGATGCTGGGCAGTTCGTCGTCGAGGTTGACAAGCTGTGCACCGTCAACATCTTTCAGGGATTCGTAGACATTGCGTAGTCCATGGGAAGCCTCTTCCATCGGCAAGGTTGCCAAGATGGGGGCTTCTTCTGTGACCGCATCGATCATCACGGTTTGCTTCTTAGCCATCGCGATGCCAACATCGCGGAAGAAGTTATTAATTGCCATTTTTATTCTCCAGGGTTTTGGTTATTTTACTTTTGCCATGCGTCTGTGACGAGATCCTGCATCGTTGCAGGCTTGTCGTCGCTACCGCCTCCGCCTCCACCCTTGGCCTTGCTGCCCGATCCTCCGGGAGCTGATGCCGCAATGAAAGTTTTGTGAGACTCTTTGACTGTGTTCAGGATTTCATCCACTTTGGTTTTGTCGGAAAGGTCTTCGACGTCTATCAGCGCGCTTCTAATGATGAGTTTTGCCGTGCTGTGTGGCGTACCATCAGCCCACTTTATCGAACCGGTAATATCCGCAAGTCCTGCATCGCGCTGGGTCTTTGCAAAATCGGAAGCCTGCGCTTCTCGATCTGCCCGTTCCTGCTCTAGCCTGTCCTGCATATCCTTCAGTTCTCTTGCATGACGTTCTTCGGCGGGCAGCTTTCCATCCTCGATAGTCTTGATGCCTGCCTCTGCCTTCTCTGCGCGGTCCTTAAACTTCTTCTTGTCCGCGAGTATTCCGGCCGTCTTGCCTTGCTCGTCGCTCAACTCCTTCAGTAAACGCTCAACCTCCGCACTGCTGGCTAGCTCCTCGATGGCGGCAATTACTCCGACATCAACATCTTTGCCACCAAGTGCTTCAACTATTTCGTTCATCTCCATTGTGGTTGCTCCTTCGTTTTTGGTCATCACCATTCGCTGCTTCAAGGGCTGCAGCCGCCCAATACCCGTTTATGGCACGGATAACGCCAAAGTGCCATTGGGTTCCCAATCATCAATTGCTTCTGTGAGCAGTTCCATTTGCTCATCGCTGATATTGGCCCCAATTCGGTCAAGTCGGTCTACTAATTTTTTAACAATTTCTCTGGTCACTTCTGTCGGTACGGGCATGTTGCCGGCCATGACGAGTGCTGCTACCTCATCCTTGAAGTTGCCAACGTCGAAGTCGCGATTATATTTCGGCTCCCATACCTGGAAGCTCGAATCCCACAATGCAGATAGTGCAATTGCCTTGCGCTCGACGTCTTCGAGCAACTCTGCGCGGGCGGCCATTACAGCGGCCACATCGAGGAAGTCCCACGCCTTGGCCTCCGCGCTGGCAACCTGCCGACTCTCCTGCTCCAGTGACAGCCCAACAACTTGGAATAGCTCGCTCTTGAGGGCAGAAATGCGATCCGCACCACCCTTCAATGCGGCAGGGTCGGGCATTAAATATTTCGGTTCCGGATCTCCTCGCTCGAGTGTAATCGGGTATTTAAATCCAAGCACCAACTTGCCCACCTCTTCAATCGACCGGGCATAGCCATCAGATATGCAACGCTGCATTAACGAAGCAGGCAACACTAGTTGCGGATAGTTGGCATTGAAGAAGTTGGCCCGATCAACGCTGCCAAGATCCATAATGGTTCTGTTGATTGATTCCAGATCATCAAACGCAATAGACTTTTCGCTTGGCGAGCCAGCCAGAACAAAGGGAACCCGTGCCAGGGCATTGCCAGAGCTGTCGGTAAGCGGAATCTCAATTGCTGTAATGACCATGCGCCTGCCGGTGCGGAATCGCTTATCGGAGGACTCATTCACGCGATACTCGGTAACTAGGCCACGCTCCCACACGCTGACAACTCGAACAGGAATGGGCACACTAGCGGGGCTGCTGTCGTCCTGCTCCATGCGCTGCGTCTTAATCCACTCCAGTTCGCCGCGCTCATTAAAGTACCAATCCAGCACATCGAGGGGGCTATAAACCTGCCAATATGGCCGTATCTTTAGCGCATCCTTTTCCTGCAAAGTATATTGAGTGCCGTCCTCTTTACGAGCAGGCGAATCCACGCCCAGCCAACACCATCCACAGGCAAAAGTGTAATCGGAAACTTCGCGCATTACGTCATTGATGGACTTGCCATCGCGGGTAATGTCCTTGAGGATGGCCGCATCCGCTTTGCGACGCTCCGGTTGCTTGTTAAACACATATTGGTTTATCTTGCCAGCTATGCGGCCTAGGTAGGGGAAGGCATGAGTCTGCTGGAGGCGACCCGTTGATTGGGAGCCATCAGGCCGTCGTCCGCCTACCCAGTCAATCTCGGTCTCGCCGGCGAACCGCGACAGTCGGTTATTAACATAGGGTCTGCCACCCTCCAGCCCAAGCAGGTTTATTCGGATTTGACGCTCGCGAGCCGCATAAGCTCCTTTGCGCCGGTAAACGACGATCTCCTCTGGCGTTGGGTTGTTAGGCATCGAGTCTATTACTATCGTGCCATCAATGTATCCACGGATGCTTGCGGGTTCGCGGTTAAGCTTGCAACCTGCAAATATCTCACCTGTACTTGTTTCGCTTTCAATGCTCATGTATGTGAATCTCGGTTATGCGCGTATATTGTCAAGCGCAGAGTTATATCTGTCTGGTTAGTCTTCTTTTAGTTAGTGACCATCTATTGAACACCCCCCCACGCTACCAATTGAACACCCCCCCCTGCCAGCAATTGAACACCCCGCACTGCTTTAGTAAACAAGTATGCCGGAGCCCTGATGCTGGCTGGACATCATATAAACGATTGCGTCAATCATTGGGTCGACCTGATCATCGTGGTCGTGGGCATCGTCGGCCGTGAAAGCCTCACACTCGGCAACGAAGTCAGATACCCACGGTGCATCAGCAGGAATCATTATGAAGCCGCTTTCAATATACCCCAACACATCCTGCAGACGCGAATATTTGTCCGTGCTGCGGGGGATCGCCTTAACAGGTATGGCAGGCGTTATTGTATTACGCATTCGCTGGATCAAATCCGTTCCAGATGATTTGTCCTCGATGCCGAAGTAGCGCAAAGTACCAAGATCCAATGCATGATGCTTGCGCCAGAAGTCCGGGAACCTGCGTTCAAGCTCGTAGCCCTCGAACTTGCCGCGAAGGATATCCAATAAGTACAGCTTGCCATCTTCTCCCATCCCCCAGCATTCTGCGACCTGATAGTCGTTAGCCTCCTGCTTCTTCTGAGCCGTGTCACCGAACATGGCGCGCCACTTGATGACCGGCAACTGGGTATATCGGCCAAAATAAGACCCCTTGATGATCTCACCGCCCGCGATTATTGGCGACTGCTGATATAAAGACATCCAAGAGTTCATGCCTGCCCCGCACTCTTGAATTAATTTCTTGCGCTCAAGGAGGAAGGCAAGCGACTTCAATTCAGGAAAGAGCGCATCCCCCCTCTTTCGGTGCGGCTCATCACATTCTGCGATGGCTTTATATTTAAGCACCTTTACGGTTGGATCGGACTGCGCCAGTCTGCCTATTGGGTCATCAACGTGCCAACGGGTAAGAATGCAAAGCAATCCCGCATTCTCGCTGAAGCGCGTAAAGAAGTCATCCGTGAACCAATCCCAGGCACCATCGCGAACGGTCTTCGAGTTGGCATCCTTACGCCCCCGAATCGGGTCATCAATCACCCCTAGATCAAGCGATTCGCCGGTGATGGAGCCCTGCACCGTTGTGTTCCTAAAGTAACCCCCGCCATGGGTGAACTCGATAATTTCCCGGTTGCGAAGTTTCTGCGCCGAGACGGTCACCGCATTGCGTAACGGAATCCCGAACTTAGGAAACACCTTGCCGAATTGCGGCGAGCCCCACATCCTCTGTAGAGCGAGGTTTGCACGCACCCCAAGTCTTTCGGAAAAGGAGGTGTAGATCGTGCGCGTTGACCCTTGCTTTGCAGATATCCACGCAATGAAGTCGACAGCCATAGAACTCTTGCCATGCTGCGGCGGAGCCTCAATCACCAGCTTCGGCTTCCGTCCAGCAGTAAAGTCATCATAAAACACTTGCAGGTTCTCGGCGACATCACGCTGGAACCATCCGAACACATTCTGGGGATGGATATACCGGCGAAACTCGTGAAAGGATTGGCGCGCCGCTTTGGTCCTCACCTCTTCAATGAGCGAGAATTTCCCTGCATTGTCCAAATCCGAGGCAAGGATCTGCCTCACGGCATCATCAACATTCAATGCCAAGCTCACGCAACCGCTCCATCAGTTCTTCGTCCGTTACTTCCTGCTTCAAGCTCTCGCCAGCCGTGGTATGGTCCAGATGTGCATGCTGGACAGAACCATGCCCGTTTCGTCGCGCACTCGTGTCCAGGACGCGCTCTACAGCCCACCTGTCCCCGGCCTTGATTGCCGTAATAAAGGATTGGTATGCGGTCGAATGAAGCTTGCAAGCAGCAAGATCAAAGGCCGCCGTTGTCTCGTCCCACTTGTTAACATAAATGCGCGCCGTTGACCAATCGCAACCAAGCTTCACGGCGACATATTCCATCACCCCTGCACTGCCGGTGATCGCTTCTAATACTGTTTTTTTTGTGAAGTTATATGCCATCTTTATATTCCCTTGTGTGGTGAGCGAATGGTTGGGTTGGTACTTCGGCTAAAGTCATATTTCACGGCCTTGTACCCCCACTTTTCCTGCATAATCTCGGCCTGCTTATCAGGATGCTTGTTAGGATTGCGCGGATTCTTTACTAGTTCGACAACATCTACCAATTCATCATGTCGACACCAAGCGGCTATATCGCTCGCGTGCGTGCGAGGCTGGATTTCTGGGTTTTTAATATTTTTCTTAGTTGTAATAATGCTCTCCTAGTTAAAGTCGGAACTCAATTGTCTGCCCCCGCATCTTGCGTCTACATATACACAGCCCATCCACTTGCCGCAGGTCAGACAGCACCTTGGACGGTGATTTGATATCGGCCTTTCGGCAATCCTCGTATGAAGTCCACAAGCCCCGCCTTGCCCGGTCAATTAGATAGACAAAAAGCCTTATTTCAGCCTGCCGCATCAGAGGATAGAGTTTGTAACGGCAGCCCCAAAGCCGGTCGATGCGTCGCGCCTCTGTCATAGTTAGCAT